TTAAATTATTCCCTAGACAAAAAGAAATTATTTATGCGTATGATAAACACAGGTTTAACTTAGTTACTAAACCAAGGCAAGCTGGTGTGTCTACAACGACAGCCGCATATATGTCAATAAAAGTTGGTTTTGCGGATGTTGAAAACCCAGAAGCTATTTTGATTATTGCCAATAAACAAGAATTAGCTTTTGAATTTTTAGCCAAGATTAAAGATTTTCTTTCACAATTACCTAGATGGATTTGGGGTCCAGAATACTATGGAAACCCAAAGAACGAATCAAAAAGTATTTTCTTAACAGATTCTAAGAAAGAAATAAAATTACCCAATGGTAGTCGTGTTAAAGCGGTTGCTACATCTAAAGATGCGTTACGTGGTTTTGCACCAACATATCTTGTAATGGATGAAGCTGCGTTTATTGATAATGGTGCTGAAGTTTTTGGTGCTGCATTAACCGCTTTAGGTACTGGTGGTAAAGCTACACTTATCTCAACACCACATGGTATGGATGCGTTATACTACAAAACGTATGACCAAGCTAAAAAAAAGAAAAACAACTTCAATATCATTGAAATGAAATGGTATGAAGATAGTCGTTATAATAAAGATTTACGTTGGTATAAAGAAGATAAGATTGAAGCGGAAGTAGAATTTAATTTTGAGTCATACGAAAGAAAAATAACTGACGGATGGAAGCCATCTTCATCATGGTACGAAGAAATGTGTTTGGGTATGAATAATGATTCCAAGATGATTGCTCAAGAATTGGATGTATCTTTTATTGGTTCTGGTGGTAATGTTATTGACGAACAACATATTAAATATCAGAATGATAATAACGTTATGGAACCAGCTTATACTTTTGGTGCTGAAAATGAAATTTGGGTATGGGAAGAACCAAAAGAAGGTCATCAATATATTATGGGCTGTTTACCACCAGATGAAAAAGTTTTAACCGATAAAGGTTTAAAAAACATACAGGACATTGGAATGACCGATAAATTAATTAGTGAAAACGGTAATTATGTTAATATTCTTAACAAACAAATATATCCAGTCGTTAATGAAGATATTTTTGAAGTACAAGTTGATAACACTTTTAGAACAACAACTTTTACAAAAGAACACCCGTTATTAACTAGCAAGCCAAATTTAAAACGTAATTATATTAAAAATCATAAAAATTTAAAATTTAATGAAAGATATTGGGATTTTAATTTTAAATACACTAGAACTGAAGACGTTGAAGTTGGAGATTGGATTAAAGTGCCAAATATCTATAAAAAAGAAATTAATGGTGTTTTAGATAATAAATGGGTTATTTCTAAAGATATTAGAAATGATTTTAATATTGATTCACCATTAAAAGATAAAGAATTTTGGTGGTTTATTGGTATGTGGTTAGGTGATGGGTGGTTAGGTAAATTAAATAATAGCTATTCAATATCAATTTGTTTTGATTCTAAAGATGAATATTATTTGAATAAAACAAATAATTTAATAATTAGATTGTTTGACAGGTTCCCTTCATTTATCGATAAGGGTAAAAATACTTTTGAATTGGTTTTTAATTCAAAATTTCTTTACTATTTTATATTAGAAAATTTTGGGCAATATTCTTATGGTAAAAAAATAAATGAATGGGTTAAATTTTTACCTAACGAATTTAAAATTGAACTACTAAAGGGTTATTTAGCTAGTGATGGTTCTTGGTTAAAAACAGAAAAAAACGGTAAGGTTAACTCTAAAATAAGTTTTGTTAGTATAAATTTAGAATTATTAGAATCAATTCAAGACATAATATTTTCATTGGGTGTTATATCATCATTAAATAAATTAAGGAACGCTAGTAACACTCATCACATACAAGGTAAATTAGTAAACCAAAAAGAAGCATATAATTTATGTTTGGCTAATCAAGATAGTTTAGAATTAATACAATTATTAAATAATGATAGTTTAGACCCTAAATTAAATAGGTTTAATTTGGATGAATTTAATATAATTAATAATAGAACAATAAAATCTTGTCATTTTAATAAAGAAAAAGATTTTATTTATTTTAGAATAAAAAAAATAAATAAAAATAAATTTACGGGTGATGTTTATAATTTTGAATGTGATACACATACATTTATGTGTCATCACATAACAACTCATAATTGCGACGTTTCTAGGGGTGATGGTGAAGATGCATCAACAATAGTTATTGTTGATTTTACAACTATGGAGCAAGTCATGGAATATCAAGGTAAAATTCAACCAGACTTATTAGCTCAATTGGTTGAAGAATATGGTAATAGATATAAAGCCTATACAGTTGTTGATGTTACTGGTGGTATGGGTGTATCAACAGTCTTGAAATTATTGGAGTTTGATTATAAATATTTACACTACGATAATCAAAACGGTAAAATTTTATCGGCAAGACAAAGGGAGTTGGAGAGATTTAATAAGGAGAATAAGATTCCTGGATTTCATGCAACATCAGTTCGTTTACCAATGGTTTCTAATTTAGAGTTTAAGATTAGAACCAATGGAATAAAAGTACGTTCAGTTAGATTAACTTCTGAAATGAAAACCTTTATTTATAAAAACGGTAGACCAGACCATATGGAAGGTTATCATGATGACTTACTTATGTCATTGGGTATGTGTTTATGGGTTTTAGAACACTCGTTTAAAAATTTAGAAAGGCTTGAAAAACAAACTAAAGCTATGTTATCAAGTTGGTTAGGTGGTGCTAATGATGCAATGCCTGTTATGACTGAAAAGGAGAAAAAAATTGTTGAAATTGAACGTAAAATCAATCCATCACACCCAGCTTATAAAAATGTACAAAACCCAATGAGTCATTACATGTGGTTATTTAGCGGACTAAAATAATATGATATTTGAAGAAGAAGATAATAAACCAAAAAAAAAGGTTTTTATATTAAAAACTTATGGTACCGACTTATACAAATGGTCACCACTACCAACAAATTACATTAAAACTAAAACTAGGAATAAAGAAAGACCATTCTTTTGTGATGCTTTAGCTGGAACACAGGGACAGGATTGGAAGACTACTTATGTTTATAACATAGATATTTTAAAATACAAACAACAACGTTTGGCTTATGTCGAATGTGATTATGTTGAATAATCTTTATTTTTCAATTTCTATACTTAATATTAAAATAAAAAATCATGGCTAACGAAAAATTAACAATATTTCAAAGACTTGGACAAATTTTAGGTCCAGATGCGGCTAAAATTAAACAAATCCAACCACAACCACAAAAATACAGTATTGGTAAGGATGTTTTATTAAAGACTGACAATAAAAGTGAATACGATGCTGCTAAAATGCAAGCACAACAAAATAAATATTTAGGTCAAATGTGGAGTAAAGTAGATAGTGGATTATTCCAACAATCTATGAATTATGAAGCAACACGTATTGGTTCATACGCTGACTTTGAAGCTATGGAATTCTACCCAACTATTGCTGCGGCATTAGACATTATGATGGAAGAATCAACAACACTAAATGATACTGGAAAAATGTTAAATGTTTATTCTGATAGCAAACGTGTGAAGGGTATCTTAGAAGACTTATTTTTTAACCGATTAGATATACATACAAGTTTACCTATGTGGACTAGAAATACATGTAAATATGGTGATAATTTCGTGTTTTTAAACATCGATGATAATCACGGTATTCTTGGTGCTAAACAAATGCCTAATTATGAAATGGACCGAAGAGAACATGGTTTATTTGAGATGGTAAGTGGTAATAACCTTGATGATTCTAAGGGTCCAGTAACCGATAAGGTTAAATTTTATTGGAGGGGTCGTGATGTTGAATTTAATTCGTGGCAAATGGCCCATTTTAGATTACTAGGTGATGATAGAAGATTACCTTATGGTACAAGTGTTTTAGAAAAATCTAGACGTATCTGGAAACAATTACTTTTATCTGAAGATTCAATGTTAGTATATCGTGTTACTAGAGCACCAGAAAGACGTGTTTATAAAATTTATGTTGGTAATATCGATGATGCTGATGTTGGTGCTTATGTTAACGCCATAGCTGATAGGTTTAAAAGAACCCCAATTGTTGACCCTAAAACTGGTCAAATTGATTTACGTTTCAACCAATTATCTAATGACCAAGATTATTTCATCCCAGTACGTACCGAAGATGCCCCTAATCCAATTGATACGTTACCTGGTGCTACTAACTTGGACCAAATCGCAGATATTGAATATTTAAGGGCTAATTTATTTACAGCGTTAAGAGTTCCTAAACAATTCTTAAATTTTGATGAATCAACTGGTGAGGGTAAAAATTTAGCATTACAAGATATTCGTTTTTCAAGAACAATTAATAGGATACAACAATCAATGCTTCAAGAACTTAATAAAATTGCTATTATTCATTTATTTTTATTAGGGTTTGAAGAAGATTTAGATAATTTCACACTTACATTAAATAATCCATCAACACAGGCTAAAATGTTAGAGGTTGAAAATTTACAAACTAAAATAACAGTATATAAAGATTCTGTATCTGATGCTGGTAATGGTTTTGGTGCTATGTCAATGGTTCGAGCTAAACGTAAGATTCTTGAAATGTCTGATGATGAAATAAAAGAAGACTTACTTGAACAACGAATGGAGAAAGCGGCTGCGGCTGAATTAGCTAATTCAGCTAGCGTTATTAAGCATACTGGTATGTTTGATATTGTTGATAGAGTTTATGGTGATATGGAAGCTGCTATGAAAGGTGGTGCTGCTGGTAACCCAGAGGGTGAAGATGGTGAAGCTGGAGCTGGTGGTGGAGGCGGTGGCGGCCTAGGTGGTTCATTTGGCGGCGGCGGTGGCGGCGGTGAAGATTTAGATTTTGGAGATGAAGAAACTGAAGGTGAAGAAAGTGCGGCTGCAACTGAAGCTGGTGGTGAAGAAGGTGCGGCTGAAGAAATTGGTGCTGATGTAGAGCAAGCTGAACCAACTCAAGTTAATGAAGCATTTACTAAACGTTTTGAAAGACTTTTAAAAGAAGAAAAAGCTAAATTAAAAAAAGATTTGGATAATCGTCAAAAGAAATATAAAAAGATTTATTTTGACAAATTAATTGGTTCTATTAAATCTGATTTAAACGAGTCAAAAACACCAACTAAAATTACCGATAAAAGTATAAAAGTTAATGATGATATCAATTCTATAATAAAAGGAATTGATGGGATGTTAGATAAATAATGATTATTTGAATGTTTTTAATATTTATAATAAAAAATAATATATGTCAGATTTAACACAAATAACTAAAAATTTCGGTAAAATTAAAAGTGTTTACAATAACCTTTTATCTGAGAGTGTGGTTGATAAGAAAGCAGATAAGAAAGCTTTATTCAGAGACTACGTAAAATTACTAAAGGAGAATAAGATTCTTAAGACACAATTTTTGGTGTATAATAATATCGAGAATAAAGTAGAAAACGATAGAAATAAAGCAATTTTATTTGTTAGCGAAAACATCGCATTAATAAACAAGTTTAGCAAGAAAGAAATACTTGAAGCAAATTATTTATTAAGTTCTAAATTACTTTTTGAAAATGATGTTGAAACTAATGAATTACACGAATCAATCACAACGTTGATTTTTACCAATAAAACACCTAGTACTATTGATGTTATTGTTGAGGCTACTGATAAGGTTGTTAATCACATTTTAAATAATAAACCTAATGTGGTTCAAGAAACTGTTGATTATCCTAATAGTATGTTCAGTGCTATGTTAGTTGGTGGTTTTAACGATAAGTATTCTACATTAAATGAGAATGATAAAAAAACCCTTAAGACTTTAATAGAATCTTCTGATGATGATAAAAAAGAACTATATTCCAAAACATTAAAAGAATGTCTTGCCTTGGTGAATAAGCGTTTGGAAACAAACGATGTGGAACTTAAAGAAAAACTTTTAAAAGTTAAAGAAAAGCTTTTGAATGAAAATATTGAATCAGATGAAGATATCGAAAAAAAATTGATTAAAATAGCTGATTTAACTAATATTTTAGGTGCTGATTAACTCCTTGACTAATCCAAAAAAAATACCTATATTTGTAATAAATACCATGTATGAAAACAGGAAAAGAAATTAAGATAAATCTATTTAAAAATTTTACAACACTTTTTGGAAGTGTTAACAATAAAGAATCAAAAGCAGTATTCATTAATTTCTCAGCGTGGGCTGAACCAATTGACGATGTGACTGAAATAAATATTTCTAGTGTGATAAGAAATATGAATAAACACATCAAGCAGACAATATACGATAAAATATTATCACGAGAATCAGAGTTCATGATTGATAAAACTATTGTTGATTTTGACTTACGTAAATCTGGGATAAAATTTGGTAAAAGAAGTTTTATGAATTGTGAGATTACACTTTTTTTAAAAAATGAATTAACACTTACAAACCCAGATATTAAAGATGATTTGTATATTCTTTTGAAGCATATTATTAAAACTGTATTTGAATCAAACCCTTATTTTAAATTTCATAAACGAAAAAGTTAACAATAAAAACCCCACTTGATGGGGTTTTTTATTTTTATGTACTATTTATTACTAAGTCGTACATATATGAAAGATTACACTGAATTAAAAATTTTAAAAAGAGGTCAAAGTGGTACTGGTGTTCTGATTGAACATGATGCTGGTTATATAAGCCCAGATGAACCTAGAAACCAAGCATTCATTAATGAGATAAATAAATTAACTACTGATAAAGTTGTAATCGCTGAACCATTAATTGTTTATGTTATCTTACAAAAGTATGGTGTTTTAAATAGAAATGGTAGAGTATACCCTAAAGAAGTTTTAATAAAACAAGACCAAATATATCAAGCAGCAATACGTGAAAGAGCAGCACTGGGTGAGTTAGACCATCCAGAGTCAACTATTATTTCTGGTGATAGAGTATCACATAACATAGTAGAGACATGGTGGGAAGGCCAAACCTTAATGGGTAAAATGGAAATCATCATGAGCCCAGGTTTTATCAAATACGGTATCATTTCATGTAAAGGTGATGATGTTGCAAACATGCTTAGAAACCGTTTAAAAATAGGTGTTTCATCTAGAGGTGTTGGTTCTTTAAAAGAAGGTAAAAACGGTGAACAAATCGTACAAGAAGATTTTGAAATTATATGCTGGGATGTTGTTACAGCACCATCTACACCTAATGCTTGGATTTTTAGAAACATTCAAGATGCAAAGCCTTACGTTGAAGGAATAGAGCGTAAACAGGAGCTTGTAGAAGAATCTTTAATAAAAAAATTAGATAATTTTTTACTTTAAATAAAAAAAATTTCAAGTAAAATAATACTTTTCAATAAAACATATATATTTATTTGTAAATAAGAATAAATTTTTATTGAAATTAAATAAAATAAAAATAAAAAACAAAAAAAAATGGCAGAAAAGAAATCGATAATTGAGGAAGCACTTTTAGATATTAAAAATATCAAAAACGCCCTTAATGCCAACACAAAAGAAATACTTCGTAGCGTTGCTAGAGAAGAAATTGACAATGTGGTGAAAGAATCTCTTAACGAGGTTTATGAAGAGGAAGATTTAGAAACTGATACCGAAACTGACTTAGGTGGTGAAGCAGATGCAGCAACAGCTGATATCGAAACTGACTTAGGTGGTGAAGTTGAAGGTGGTGAATCTGACCTAGGTGGTTCAACAGAAATTTCAGCTACTGATGATTTAGATACAGACATGGGTTCAGAAATGACAATGGATGGTCCAGATTTAGGTGGTGACGAATTAGATATGACTGCTGCATCTGATGATGACGTTATCGCAATTTACAAAAAATTAAGTGGTAATGATGAAATCGAAATTATTGGTGACGAAATTCGCTTATCAATATCAGAACCTGGTGAATATGTTATTAAAACAAACGAAACTGGTTCAGCTGCTCCAGCAATGGGTTCAGCGATGATGGGTTCAGAAATGGGTGCTGAAGCTCCAGAAATGGGTGATGACAGTATTGATTATGAAATTGAAATGGGTGGCGAAGAAGATGAAGCTGGTTCAAGTGTACCAGAAGATTTAGTCCCAGTTGATGATGAAGAATCAGAAGAATCAGAAGAGTCAGAAGAAGAAGAACCAATCGAAGAACAAATTCCAGTGGGTTCTGCTCAAGCACACCGTTTACAAGCTAAACAAACTAAAGGTGTTCCTTTGGGTGCTGGTGCTGATAATCTTAGAGAATCAGTTTCTGCTAAAAAATTAGTTTCAGAAACTACAAAGAAATACAATAACTTATTAGTTGAATCAAATCGTCTAAAAACTGAAAATGAAGAGTTCAAACAAGCTCTTAAGGTATTTAGAAAGAAATTAGTTGAAACAGTTGTTTTAAATTCTAATCTTAGTTATGTAACAAGATTATTTATGGAGAACGCAACAACTAAAAATGAGAAGTTAAACATCATCAAAAGATTTGATGACGAAGTAACGTCTCTTGTTGAATCAAAGAAGTTATATAAAACTATCGGAAACGAGTTATCATCAAGAAAACCGTTAAACGAATCGATAGAAAAGAAAATAATAAAAGAAGTAAATACAAGTAGTTCAAATCAATTAAATGAAAGCACTGCTTATGTTGACCCATCAACTAAGAGAATCTTAGATTTGATTAATAGAGTTGAGGGAAAACAATAATAAAAACATAAAATAAAAAAATAAATAAACAATATGAATCATTTATTAACATCGGGTCAAGTTGGTAACATCGGAATTAACCACATGAAACAAATCCGTAAAGAAACCCAAGCAAAATGGGAATCATTAGGTTTCCTTGAAGGTTTAAAAGGCCACGTAAAAGAAAACATCGCTACTCTTTATGAGAACCAAGCGTCTACATTAATCACTGAAAGTACTACAGCGAACTCATCTGGTTCATTCGAAACAGTTGTATTCCCTATTGTACGTCGTGTATTCTCTAAATTATTAGCGAATGACATCGTTTCAGTTCAAGCTATGAACATGCCAATCGGTAAATTGTTCTTCTTCGTTCCATTAACTTCTAGCCGTCAAGACGGTCTTGGTAATGCTGGTAATGACTACGCAACAACAGATGCATCAGATGTGTATGGTACAATATACTCAGCACATACTGGTCTTAACGGTGAACGTAATGGTGTAGCTACTGCTGCTGCATTACCAGTTGCGGTTACTAAAGCTAGCCAACCTTTAACTAAATTTATGGCTAAGAATTTATATGATATTTTCTATAACGATGGTTTGTTTGATAACTCAAAAGGTACTCTTACAATCAAAGCTATGAATATGTCAAGTTTAAATGCTTATACATTAACTTCTGATGGTACATTTTCACCAACAGCTGGTGCAACATTATTACCAACAGCAACTGATGGTTCTGTAAGAAGTGTAATAGTAGGTTTATCTGGTTTCTCTGGTGGTGCTGGTGCGGCTAATGGTCGTGAAGTATTAACTGGTCCAGATGGTAACAACATGGATACTGAATCATTCTTAGCTTCTTTACACGTTACAACAACTAACGCTATAAAAGACCAAGATGGTAACACTATCGTTGCTGCTAATAAAGAAGTTCCTTTCCGTTTAGTTACACAACAATATGGTAGAGGCATCGTAGCTGGTTCTAGCTCATTAACTGATGGTACTGGTGTTATGTACCTTGAATTAGACTTACGTCACCCAGTTGGTACATCTGCTGCTGGAACAGCTGTAGCTGGTACTTCAACTTATGATGGTTACATCGGTGCTACTGGTACAACTGGTGGTGTGGCTTACACTACATCTGGTTTAACTACTAACCCAGCTTATGTGTTCGCTTGGGGTGAATACTCATCATTAGAATTAGAAACAGAACTTGGTGAAGTTTCTTTCAGACTTGATGAGGTTGTTGTTTCTGTTGAAGAACGTAAATTAAGAGCTACTTGGTCTCCAGAATTAGCACAAGATGTTAGTGCATTCCACAACATCGATGCTGAAGCTGAATTAACAGCAATGTTATCAGAACAAGTTGCGGCTGAAATTGACCGTGAAATCCTTAGAGACTTACGTAAAGCTGCTGCATGGCAATTACGTTGGGACTACAACGGATGGAGACGTGCTGCTACATCAGCTAACCCTTACACTCAAAAAGATTGGAACCAAACTCTTATTACAAGAGTAAACCAATTGAGTGCTCAAATCCACAAATCAACTCTTCGTGGTGGTGCTAACTTCATCGTTGTATCTTCAGAAATCTCTGCGATTTTCGATGATTTAGAATACTTCCACGTATCTGATGCTAACCCAGAGCAAGACCAATACAACATGGGTATTGAAAGAATAGGTACTTTAAGTGGCCGTTACCAAGTGTATCGTGACCCTTATGCACCATCTTACTCAGTAATCGTTGGTCACAAAGGTAAATCATTACTTGATACAGGTTATATCTACGCTCCGTATGTGCCATTACAATTGACACCTACAATGTATAACCCATTCAACTTCGCTCCAGTGAAGGGTATCATGACACGTTACGCTAAAAAAGTCGTAAATAATCGCTTCTATGGCCACGTGCGTGTAGACGGTGTTCCGACATTCAACGTAAACGAATTAAGATAATCAATAATCTTATATATTTAAAAAAGGTGAGAGTAATCTCACCTTTTTTATTTATTAGTACTTGACTTTATTAACTTTTGTTAGTATATTTGTAATATGAGTAAAAAAATAGAATTAACTGTAGAACAAACAAAAGAATGTTTGCGTATGTATAATGATGAATTGCTAGGTTCAACAACCATTAGTGAACGAATGAATATACATAAAACAATTATAATAAGAACACTTAAAGAAAATGGTGTTGTATTAGGACCATCTGGTAGAAGATTTACTGGTGGTAAAAGTGCGGCTAATAAACGATATTATAAAGAAAATAAAGAAGAAATTTCTGAATGGTATAAGGAATGGGCTAAAGAAAATGAAAAAGAGCGTAAAACCTATACTCAACAATGGAATAAAAATAACCGAGAACACATAAACAAATATAAGCGTGATTATGAACGTAAGAGACGTGCTGAGGACCCAAAGTATCGATTAGGTATTAGAACACGTACAGCTGTTTGGCAATTGCTTAAAGAGCGTGGTGTTAAGAAGACAAATAAAACTTTTGAATTGCTTGGTTATACAATAGAAGAATTAATGACTCATTTGGAAAAACAATTCACTGAGGGTATGACATGGGATAATTATGGTGAATGGCATGTGGACCATATAATCCCGATGTGTAGTTTTAAATTTGAGACTACTGATGACCCAGAGTTTAAAGAATGTTGGAAGTTAGAAAATCTTCAACCTTTATGGGGTCGAGAGAATCTTTCTAAAGGACCAAGATATTTATAAATATGAAATCACTGATTAAAAAATTATTAAGGGAAAGTTTATTAACTGAAAAATTAACAAATATTGATGATGATGTAATTTTTATTTATAATAATTTTTTTGCTTCAGATATAAAAAAATTAAATGATATTGGGATTGTTAGCGATGATATTTTTTTAGAAACCAAAACAAATACATCAATATTAAAAACAAAAGAAGCAATGATTGCTCACGAATTAAACCCTTGTGAAATATGGATTAATGCTGGTTCTAATTATTATTATCCAGAGAATAAAATCATATCAATTGGTGTTAACCGAAGCCCTATTAATTATGTTAAAAGTAGTCATAATGGTAATTTAAATAAAGCTATAGAATATCAAGATTATAATCATTCAATTATGCTTGCTCAAGAATTTGCTGAAGAAAAAATAAAGGGTAGTATACACCATGAATTAACACATTGGATTGATGACACTATCAACAATAGACATATAACCAAAAGAATTAATAGGGCTAAAGAATTAAACACAAGAGATATTGGTGGAATACCTGTTGATGCTACCAAAATGGAAATACAAGCTCAAATACATAATGTAAAACAACTATATAACAAATATTCTAATATTTGGGATGATTTAAGTTTTTATGATATGATTAAATACTCACAACCATTGTTTAGTGTGTATTTAAGATTTAAGGGTGATACAAAAACAAAATGGATTAGGGATTTAAAAACTAGAATGGCTAGAGAGGGTTTATTAGGTAAAAACATGACAAAAAATTAATAAAAAAAAAACCGAAGAAACAAATCCTCGGTTTTTTTAATGCGTTAAACTTTTATTTATTATTTTTTATGTCCACATTGGCTGCAAAAACGGTCTGTTTTACCTAATTTTGCACCACAATATTTTATTAAAAATGTGTTGTTTCTGGTTTTACACGATATTTATAATTAAACATGAAAAATAAAGTATATATTTACGGGTTATCTGGTGATAATGGTCTAATAAGATATGTCGGTAAAAGCTATAGACCAAATGTTAGGATAAACGAACACATTTGCGAAGCAAAAAAACAAAATAAAAAATACCACAAGATTAATTGGATTAATAAATTATTAGAAAATGGTGAAGACCTACATATAACAATATTAGAAGAATGTGATGATGAAATTTGGAGAGACAGAGAAGTTTTTTGGATATCTCAATTTTCTGGGTTAACAAATACAGCTAATGGTGGATTTGGTGGTTGTGAATCTTTATTTAATATGTCTTATAACGAGGTTAAATTATGGGTAAATGAAAATTTACCACAAATAAAAACAAGTAGTATGTGGCGAGAATATGTTAAAAATAATGATTTACCATATTTTATACCTAAAAGACCAGATAGTGTTTATAAAAATAAAGGGTGGGTTTCAGAGCCACATTTTTTTAATAATGAATTAGCTTTTATTTCGTATGAAGAATTAAAAGAATTGGTTCAGAAAAATAGTATTAAAAACATACCAGAATATAAATCATTTAGAACTAAAAATATGCCATCAAATCCAAATGTTTGGTATAAAGATAAATGGGTTTCTTGGTTTGATTTTTTGAATACGACAAGAAAAAAAACATTTTTATCGTTTACTGAAGCAAAAAAAATAATTTATAATTTAAAATTTGTTAAAAGAATAGAATATATTAATTGGTATAGAAGAAACAAACATTTAAAATTACCTAATAACCCACCAAAGTTTTATGATGAATGGAATGGATGGGGTGATTTTCTTGGTAATCATGAGATAATTAAAAAATCAAATAAATTTTTAACATATTATGATGCAAAAAAATGGGTTAATGAAAACACCAAAATTAAAACTTATCATGATTGGAGAAATAATACCGATAAACTACCAAAATTTATACCAAAAAGACCAGACTATCTATATAAAAATAGTGGCTGGTCTAATTGGAAAAATTTTTTAAACTAAACTTTAGTTGCACAAATAGGACAATATTTGTATCCATTTTTTAACTTATGGGCACAATTTGTACAATATACTTTTACATTTATATCCTCAAGTGTATTGATTTTTTGAGAAATAGGTAAAAGTTTATATTCAATAGTGTGAAAGGCCCATAGTTCAAAAGATTTATTTACTGTTTTAAAAGCTTGATTTGAATGGCTTCCCTTTTCAACACGACCAGTTTCAATAGATTTAGATAATTTTCTACTTCTCATTTGTTTTTTAATTGGTGCTTCATCAGCTAAATTTCTAGACATATCCATAAAACCCAAACTATCTAATGATGATGTATTAGAGTAGTTAACACCAGCGTTATAAGTAGCACTTGAAATATCAGAATAAAACGATTTAACATCGTTGTTATTAACGCTTTTTGTACTATTAGAAGATGTTAAATTTTGACCACCTGTTGTACCACGTAAAAATTGTGGGTTTGTTCCTATTGTGGTGTTATTGTAAACATGAATTGGTGCGGTATAACCAATAGTTGTAATTACTGGGTTATAAAATGTTCTTGGTACGAACTCTCTAAAGAATTCAATTTTTACATCACCGTTTGCTTCGATAGCTTTTTTTACTTCATCAGTATTAGCTACTTCATACGTATCAAATAAAAACTTCTTAGAAACGTCAATATAACGCTCTAGAAAGACTCTTTGACCTGGGTTAAGTATCAAACCACCTTGAGAAATTAATGTGTTATTTAAGCTTATTTTTGCAAGAACGACACTTGTTGTCGGATTAAATAATTCAATTTGAAATTCTTGCCCTTTTTGAAGGTAATAAGTAGGCATTTCTAAGCCTTTTGAGTAGACTTTAAGTCTAGATTTGTTAACCGCAATTCCAGCGGTTGGCACCATTGGTGCATTCAAAGTTTGTTTCATTTTGTTTAACTTTTTAATTTTTGTTATTAATGTACCAATATCTTTGTTGATAAATCAACTCTAAACCATTTTACTGGTCGATACCAATACGTAGTGTTAACGCATTATGTTTATAAATATATAAAATTTGAAAAAAATGTAAAGTAATTTCTAAATTTTACATATAAGCCCCTTTAGGTGGGTTTGGTGGGTTAATATGTCTTCCTTTTGATACCAAAGCTTTTTGAAAGACTTCTTTAATATTAGTTGGTATTTCATTTGGACCACTAATATCATAACCACAAACCTCACACATAAATTTTAATAATTCGTGTTCGTTAAAATAAACTGGTGGTGGTAAATCTTCCATTAATAAACGTTTATTTGCTTTTTGTATTGCTAATTTTTTACTCATATTTTTATTGAAAATTTGGTCCTTGTTCACATATTGTAGTTTGGATTTGATGCCAATAAGTATTACTTTCATCTACCATAGAATCGCCAGACATACCAAGAGTTTTAACTTCTTGACCAATACTATTATTCGCTTGTTTCCAATTATTAAGTGGTTTAGAGATATGTTGCCACAAAATAGGGTTTTGTTCTGGTGTACCAATAGCGGCTGTGATTAATTTAATACCTTCATCATAGGTTGCAACACTCATTTTATTACAAGCAGTTTGTGTTCCTTGATTCATGTTTTGTCCATCAATCATTTGTTCGGTAATAGATTTTATCATATCCAAAGAACCTAAATTTTTAAAATTACTACAGAATTCATCACCAGAACCACCAGAACACCCAACACCAATTTTATTCATCGATTTTAATTCTTCATATGATTTATTTAACAAAATTCCTTTAGTGTTGGTTTTACCGTTCATAACAGCTTCAACTAATCTATGATAACCATCTAATAAATAATATTTTTTATCTCTACTCATAGCTACTTGCATTGGTTTATCTGTGCTTCTAGATGGTCTTTTTTCTGTGATGTTTTCAATTGCCCATTCTAAATTAACTTTATCTAAAACTAAATTATTAAATGGAATATTAACCCAAACTTGACCTATTAATTCGTTTGGCATAGACTCTAAAATAATTCTTAACTGTTTTCTAATTAATTCTTTCATTATCTTAATTCTACTTGATTTATAATTTCAAATTTAACAACTTCTTTTAATGTTGTTACTTCTAGGTTTGATGTTGCTTTTATATCCAAGTAATATGTATTGGTAATCAAGCTTTCAGTATCTAACAAGAAGTAAAAATTATTACTAGCTCTTTCTACTGGTTGGTAATCTATTACTGTTAATTCACCATTACCTTCTTTAACATATAAACGGTATTCTAAATCAATAACGTCTTGTGATTGTTCTATGGTGTATGGAATTCTAGCTGATACCAAAACTTTTCTAATATCACCTCTTTTTATTTTTTCATTATTCAATAAACCACTTATATTAATTGCTACTTTTTTTGGTAATGAATCATTATCACCTATATCGTAATATCTCATAGAATCTTTAACAACAAAACTTAATTGGATGTTTGGTCTTGTTATTCCATTGATTGTGACACCTGTCCAAGTATCATAATACATCGTTTCTACGTTATCTTGAGTTGTTGCTATGTTTAAGTCTATTGAGTATACACCGAGAGTTACATGGCTTACACCAGAAGATGTATATGCAGACACCAATACATCATTACCATCGTAAATATTTACACTAGGTATTGAATCTAAATTGGTTG